AGTGTAAGTGCCACGGTCAATGTTGCCGTAAGTGCCAGAATCGGCAACGGCAGCGGGCAGACCGATGAACTGTTGATTGTTCGTGGTGTTGTTGTACAGCGAGGTTGCCATCGCATCCATCATCACGTTGGTCGCATCGTTCATGCGAGCTTCGATCAGAGGGATAACGGCAGCGTCCTGCTGAACTGCACCTTCCATACCGAGGAACGGTACTGGAGCAATCATCAGCTTCAGGTTGAACTCAGCGTTATAAGCGCCTTGCTGGACTGACGGTTGAGCGAACGAGCCGCTGTAGTCAGACCATTGAGCGTTCACAAACTGCGAACCCTGAACAGGAACGGTTACGGAAGAAACACCGCCAGAGGCTTGCTGACTGTTAGCAATCAGTGCCGCCATAAGCGGAGTCGAGTTATAGAGTTGAACTACCAGCTTCGGGATAAAGGCACGCCGAGTGACGTAAGTCAGTTCGGTAAATTGTGTCGAACCCGATGCCGGAAGAATACCACCGCCAATAGGCATGATTTATCTCCGATTCTAAAAATATCCCCTGTTTACATTACAACCCGATTGGTTTCGGATTGCGCCTAAGTTCGTGCAATGCAGCAGCAGCTTCGTTACGAGCGCCCTGTACAGGGTTTTTCCAGAACTGGTCAAGGTTAAAGCCCTTGATTGCAGATGGATTGTAGCCCGTGGGAGTTGGGGCAGCAGACTGCTTCATCCAATCCCAATACTCAGCCGCAGCTTCATGGTTGGTAATGCCTTTGTCTAGCATAACCTTCTCAATCTGTTCAATGTCTTCATCGCTTGAAGCCAAGCCTTTAGCGCGAAGTTTGTTACGACGCTTGGTCAGTTCTTCAATCGCATCACGCTCACGCAGTTGAGCCTCAAGACGCTCGACACGCTCATTGGCTTTTTGCACAACGGCATTTGTCGCATCTTCAATCTCAAGCTCTGGAATCGGCATATCCGGTTTGGCTTTCTTCGTTAGACGTAGAAAGTCTTTACGGGTATTTGGATTCTCCGCAAGCTGACGCGCTAAAGCTGCAAGCTCATCACGCGCTTCTAAACTCAGATCTTCAAGTGACATAGTTATCCCCTACTAATAATAAAAAAGCGCATCAGATAATGCGCTTGCCGCCTGGTTTCTCAACCATCATTTTGTTCTTTGCGCCAGCTTTGGCTGCGTTGCTCAGACCACCCAATGTCGCAAAGCGGGGAGTGTTCACAATCTGACCATTCTGCTGGTTGTTGTCCGTAGGATTACGGGGTGCGGCAGCGCCGCGAGGCTTAAACAAATCCATAATAGTTCCTTAAAAAATTACATCATGCCAGGAACCGCTGGCGCGGCTGCCATCGCCTTGCCCTCTGGCGATTGACCACCAGCTTGCGGAAGCGATTGTAACATTTGCAAGATTTCTGATTGCTTGAGTTCTTCTGCGCTGTCTTTGCGCTCTCCAACAACAGACATAAGGGTTTTAATAGCAGACAGTGCTTTGCGGCCTTCTTCAGAATCCGCGCCAATGCCAGGAAGTGACCGTTTAATCAGGTCAACTGCCAAGCTAATATTGACCATTGCGCCTTCTTTAGAACCCATCGCAGGTTCAGGCGTTGACATAGGAGAAGACATAGGCGGCGTATCATCGCCACTCATGCCTTCCGATTCATCGTCCGCTTCTTCCTCACCGTCGGTTTTTACCTCAACCTCAACCTTAGGTTTTTTCTTTTGCTGATTCTCCATCAGCTTCATTAACTGGTCGGAAGGAACGCCCATATCAACCTCAATAAAAATTTGCAATAGAAATAACCAAATTAATAGCTTTTGTCAAGCTATCGGCGGCACTTTCTTCCACGTTTCATTTTCTTATCCATTTTGCAACTCCTTATCGCACAAAGCGGGTGGACGAACTGCGGTTCTCAGTTCGCGGGGTGTAAGTACGGAAAGAACTTACTCGATATTGCAAACTTGCTGGCTGCTCACCCTGGCGCAAACTTTCCGTTGAGACTCGCGGCTGGTCTGCTTTGGGGGTCATTACGTTCGGATTGTTCATGCTGCCTCCTGAATTTGCGGGGGTGGCTCTTGCGGTTTACCGCCTTGCGCTGGTGGCTGCGCCATTGCCATAGCTTGCTGCTTTTCTTCCATGATCTTCAATTTCTCTTTCAGTAATTGTTTCATGGGTGGCTCAAGCAGGTCAAGCAGTGACTCACGGTCAATAGCTTGGGCATTAAACAGGCTAAATGCCAGTTGACGCAGGTCTTCTGTAAAGATCGGGCTGTTGGAATGTGCGTCCACTTTGACAACATAATCGCCCGTAAACTGGGCTGGGATAAACACATTGCCTTCAGAATCCAGTAGCTTTGTTGTGTCGTACTTCTGGATGAGCTTCATGTAAAGCGTTGCCACTTTCTCCAGAGCGTCCTCAATAATCAGCGCACGTTTCTTAGCGCGAGAGGAACCTAGTCGAGCCAGGCTAGAAGCATGGGATTGGCTACGAACGCCGGACTCTCCGCGACCAGCTAAGACTGGCGTAATGCCGGAGGCTTCTGCAAACATCACATCGACTTCTCGGATGACTTCAAAAAGATCGTTGGGAATATTAGGTGCAAGTTTTTCGACCTTTGCACTTGGCATATCAGTAGCAAGAAGACCGCCAGCACGATTAAGGGCAAAATTCTTTTCATCCAAAATCCCTGTAAAGCCCATCAATGCTGTAGGCGGCGAGACTTGTTTAGACAGCAGGTCAAGAATCTCAGTCATGCGCTTGTTACGCAGAGCTTGCAAGAATACCAATCGCTGAACTTCTGACTGCCCCCAGAAATAATCGTACTGAGGATTTGGGCAAAGCTGAATAAGCGGCTGCTCACCCTTCAAGAACATCGACTCGCCTGGGCGGTCATAGATCACAACGTCAGGATCAGCAATGGTGACGCACTGATAGTCTTGGGTTTCGTCGTTCCACACCCAGAGTTCGTGCATCTCTACGGTGTCTTCTGCCACTCGCGCTTTGTAGCGGTTCATACCAGACAAGTCCAAGTTGACTGTACCCATCAAGTTCGGGTTTGTCTGCGACATGATGATACGGTCAATACCTTCTGGAATATCTGTAGTCTGTTCGTGGAAGGAAGCCGTTACGCGATCAACAATAGACTGACGTTTTGGGTGCGACCACAAACGCGCATAGAGTTCTGACTTCGTAATGTAGTAGCTGTGGACAATCGCTTCTTGGCGATCTGTGTACGGCACATCTTCGCGCAACACGCCAACAGCACCAGGGTCAACCAAGTACGGATGGATGCCATTTTTGACAACCAGCTTAATGAACGTGGTGTTGTAGCAGAGCGACCAGTTCAAAGCGTTTGAAAAAACCTGGTCAGTGTTTGAGTTCAGCCACTCATCATTGAGCTTGTGCGCCATTGAAGGCGCTTTTGTTAATTCAAGTGGAGAAACCGACGCGCCTAAGTCCAGTGAAAATCTTGTTGTCTCCGCAGAGTAGAGAAAGCTACTCAGTTGGTCGATATGCGGATAGATTTTATTGAAGATAGCTGGCGGTTCTTCAGGGGCAGCGCCAAAAAGAAAATAAGAACGCAGGGCAGCGTAGTCAGCTTTGCGCTCCTCACGGGATACCAAGCATTTCTCTATGAGGTCGAGATAAAAAGTTTCCCGCTGAAGGGGATTAGTTGGGATTCTCATTATTTTCTCACCTGAAGGTTCTCATGGTCAGGCATATAACTCGCAGTCTTAGGCGTTGTCAAGTTCCCCAAGCTGGATGGTGACACACCTACGCTCTCTCCGGCAACTGATCTAAACGCATTTCCTTTTAGCAAGGTATCCATATTGAATTTACCGCCAGCATTTCCCCACATAACTGCATCGCCAGGCCGTGATTCACGGGGCGGCTGCGGCATATCTTTGGGAGCTGGCTTGTTGTTGCGGGTATAGAAGCCGGACTGGTTATCACCCTCTCTTGCCGACTTGATATTTGTCATATTGAAGTCCAGCGCAAGCTGATTGATTGTCTTATCGTTGTGTTTTGTCGTGTCTGACTTCAAGCCAACGGGCTGGAGAAACACAACATGGACGTTTTCGGTGCATCCATCAGGGCAAACAGGCTCAAAACCCTCAAAAAAGCCATGTTCAGCGCACTTATAATCGTTTAATACCGCCATAATTACCTCCCCTTTATTGTCTCATCTAACCGATAATCACTATAATCAAGCCTATTTCTGATGCCAATTTTGAGCTTTATGCCCTCAGAAGTGGCTTGTAGGCCATATCCTCTGGTGGCGTACTGCTTGGGTTCCTTACGAAACTCCAGGTATTTCCTTCCGTAATGCACCATGACGCGAATTTTGCCATCTCTCCACAGGCAATACGCCCTAGAAACACGACGCTGGACGATTTCAGTGAGTGTTCTGCTGTCATGGAGGAAGGTTTCATACAAGTGTTGCTTACTAATCCCACACAAGTCTGCAAACAGATTTACTGGAATGCCACGTTTCTTGTCTTGCAAGAACCTTTTGATAATGTCTTTGAGTTCTTTTCTTGGAATAACCTCAACCGACTCTCTCGACTCGTCGGATTTCATATCCATAATGTTCAAATAGTCCATAAACGTCACCTTCAAGAGCAATTTGATCGACTTCTTCCTGGGTTAGCAGCCAATCCATCGTGTTTTCGCCGGTTAGCCGCCTGAATCTACTGTGATGCCCGAATATCTTCTTAATATCTACGTCAGCGTGGACAATCGGGGATAAATGCTCAAAAGAGAACAGCTTTGATTCCTCATCGGGGGCAAAGCGCATTCCAACCTTCTCCAAGTACGGTCTTAGGAAACAACAAAGCTGAATATCCTCATTGTTGAGCATTTGTAGGCCAAACCGCTGCACCGTAATCCCATAATTTGTCATTGCTTCTAAAAACCGTTTGCTGCGTAAGCTAAATCCACCGTTTTGCACAATTCTTACGTCGCCTTTATCCAGATAAAGGTAATTTGTATAAAAATGGTTTTCTTTTGATAGTGCAGCATGGGTTAATCCACCAATAAAATCGTATTGCAGCCACTCATCCCGCCAGTTCTCAGGATTGAGCGCCCAGCCATCATGCTGAACGATCAGCGCGTAGTCTGTTTCTATGTACGCATGAAGCTGGTACATCACAAAGTCGCTATAGCCCTCATAAGTCATGGGAGAGTTTAAGAACTGCTGTTCAATATCAACATCCAATGGAACATCAGTAATCAATAGCGGCTTAGAACCAGGCAGTGCAGCGCAAGTCTTCTTGATTGCTGGAACAGCATCCATGCCTTTGCCATTGCCATAGATAGCGACAACCGTAATGTTTTTATATTTATTGGTTTCCATAAATTCCTATGCGCTTTAGATAATCCGCAACATTGCGGCCTACGGCAATCTGTTCTGGCGTACTGTCATCTTGAGTTCGGCTAACGCTGCGCGTAATCTTCTGCGCCATCAGTCTAGGCTGCAACTGTTCTGCAAATGCAGCGCAAGCAAGAGCTGCTGCCATGACACGATCATCTTTGTTGCGACCTGAGGCATGAATAGCACCACCATCACGCACAATGGTTTTCATTTCATCCACTAGGTCAATGGAGTAAATGTCCATCATGCCGCGCTCAAAGTAATCCTTCATGTAGGACAGCATCCGTTCTTTACTAGAAGCGGTAGTCAGCCAGCCAATAGAGTTAGACAAGCCGCCTAGTGTGTCGTTACGCCGCCAGATGTAGTTACTCATGCTGCCAAGCACGTTCATGAGGTCATGCCCCATAGCGCCGCCAATAGCAGAGGCTTGACGCTTTAGGTTACGCAGTTCATTGATAACCGCTTGACCAGGGCCATTTACCTCAAGGTTGAGCGTTGAATTCTTGTAAGCGCCAGCAAGGTGGGCAATTACCCACGCAAACTGATAGGTGTTCATCTCAGATGTAGCAAACTCTGCCACTTGTTCCATACCGTCAGCATAGCAACGATAAACTTGTATGCAGAAGCGATCAGCCCAATCAGAAGAACCATAAGCAGGATCAGCACCAATAACGTAATAAGCCGTATCAATCGGTTCCTCCCATATTTTCAGGGTTGCTAGTCTTTCCGTGGACTT